GAGTTCAATGCTCTTTTAAACGAAGAAAAAGAAATCGAACACAAAGAGTTCCAATTGGAAGATTTCGAGAACGTTGAGACCGAGGGCGCTTACGTTACTTTCTTGAAGCTAGTAAAAGTACCAGAATAATCACAAAAGAATAATAGACAATCGGCTCACCCAAAAAGTGGGCCGTTTTTCTTACATATTTATAGCAAATCTAGTTATGGAAAAACAATTAACACCAGAAGAGTTACAACAGATCAATCTCATTAGAACCGACGCTTTAGAAGTCGCTTCCTTACTTGGAGAACTAGAATACCAGAAGATGGTAATAGAATTAGACCAAGAGGAATTAAGAGCAAAGATCAAAAGAATTAAGATAAAAGAAAAGGAAATTTTTGAAGAAATCAAAGAAAAATACGGCAACGTCTCCATAAACATCGAAACTGGGGAAATCAGCTAAAGCGTTTTGAATCAAATATCGATATTTATTATTAGAAAAAAAACGACATAAATGGCCGAAACACTAATTAGCCCGGGAGTCTTCTTACAAGAGAACGACTTATCTCAGATAACCCAAGGTCCTATCACAGCTGGAGCAGCAATCGTTGGACCAACAGTAACTGGTCCAGTGAACATCCCAACCCTAGTAACTACATACTCTCAATACAAGGCTGTATTCGGAGCTCCCTTCGTTTCTGGAGGTGCAGCGTACGAGTACTTAACTAGTATGGCAGCGTTAAACTACTTCGAGCAAGGCGGAAATTCATTGTTAGTAACTAGAGTAGCATCTGGTTCTTACACACCAGCTACTGCTTCTGTATTCAATGCCGCTGGAACAGCCGCATTCGTTCTAGAAACTTTATCAGTTGGTACAGTAATGAACAACAACGCAGCTTCTTTATCTGGAAGCGCTGTAAACGGAGCTTTAGTTTCCGGTTCATCTGCTAACATAAGATATGAAATTACCGCTACCGACAGTGGTTCTGGTATTTTCAACATGATCATTAGAAGAGGTGATGACTACGAGAATAGCAAAAGCATTCTTGAAACATGGAATAACCTTTCTTTAGATCCAAACCAAAACAACTATATCTCTTATATAATTGGTGATCAAACACAAACAGTATCAATCGATGATTTAAGTAATTACTACTTACAAATTACCGGTTCTTACCAAAATAAGAGCAAGTATATCAGAGTTAAGACGATTAACACGCCAACTCCAGGTTACTTGAATACTTATGGTCAAGCTCAAAACCAATATACATCTTCTTTACCAACTGTAGGATCAGGTTCTAATAACGGTTCTTTTGGAAACGCTAGTGGTGCTATCTTCGGTTCATTCGGTAAAGAGCCTGTTAACTTCTTCGAAGCTATTCCTAACGTGCCGTCTACTACTGCAACAAGCAATTCAAACATTCAAGGTGTTTTTGCTTCTGACTATAATACGGCTATCAACTTATTAGGAAATAAAGATTCTTATAAATTCAACATATTATATGCACCAGGCTTAACAGCAGTAAATGCTACAAGCCAAGTAACAAGCTTAGTTAACACAGCACAAACAAGAGGTGACTCTATAGCTGTAGTTGATATGGTTGGTTACGGTCAATCAGTTCCTACATTGCTTACTCAAGCTAGTGGCTTCGACAGCTCATACGCTGCAGCTTATTGGCCTTGGATTCAAGTAAGATCAAGAGAAACTGGTAAATTAGCATTTATTCCAGCTTCTACAATCGTTCCTGCTGCTTACGAGTACAACGATAGAGTTGGAGCAGAATGGTTCGCACCAGCTGGTTTAAACAGAGGTGGTTTACCTACAGCTCTTCAACCTGAGCGTAAATTATCTTCTAACGATAGAGATAGAGTTTACCAAGGTTCAATCAACCCAATCGCTACTTTCCCAGGCATTGGCACAGTTATCTACGGTCAAAAGACTTTACAACGCAGACCATCTGCATTAGATAGAGTTAACGTTAGAAGATTGTTGATCGCTCTTAAAGACTACATCGGTCAAGTTGCACAAACTATTGTATTCGAGCCTAACACACAAGTTACTCGTAACAGATTCTTAAGTCAAGTTAATCCTTATTTAGAATCAGTTCAACAAAGACAAGGTTTGTATGCATTCCAAGTAGTAATGGACGACAGCAATAACACTCCTGATGTAATCGATAGAAACCAATTAGTTGGATCTATCTACTTACAACCAACTAAAACTGCAGAGTTTATCCAATTAGACTTCAACGTTTTACCTACAGGAGCAACATTTGGCCAATAATATCAAACAAAATATCAGATGAACGATAATACAATCATTAGAATTAAAGTACCAGCTCATTTATACGAAAGCGTAAAAGCTAAGTTGATGATCAAAGAAAATTTCGAAGCTCCCGTAAAAGAAGAGCAAGAAATGGAAAATGAAGTAGAAGCTGAAGAGGAGAAAACAGTTACAGTTACCTTAAACGAATACATCGGAGATCCAGGAATGTATGACTTAGGTAGTTGGGTTGCAGAGTCTTTCCCTAGCGTCGCTAAATGGTTTGGAGAAATGAGTACAACAGACGATGCAGGTCAAAAATTAGTTGATTTAGGAACAGCTGTTTTTTCTTTGGCTACAGTAGGTACTATTGCTCTTAGCGTAACTTTAGCGGTAGTTAAAGACGATATTAAAGCTGCTGCTAAAAAATTAATTTCTGCTGTTAAAGGTGGAGTTAAAGAAGGTGACGAAAACACAGAATTAGCCGGTATCATTTCTAAGTTGCCTAAAGACGGTTTAGCTAAGATGGTTAAGCAAAATGTTAAAGAAACTGAAGCTAACGAGAATTTAAACGAAGCTAAGAAAGTAGACGCTAAAAAAGTAGCGGCTGACAAAAAGAAAAAAGAAGCTGACGATAAAAAGAAAGCTGAAGATAATAAAAAGAAAGAAGCAGAAGCTAAGAAAAAAGCTGCCGAAAAGAAAAAATAAGTTATAACGATATTTATAAAAGAAATAACTAAATCAATAGACCATGCCAGTATTGGACCCAAATGAAATCATGTTTACAGCGTTTGAACCAACAGTATCAAATCGCTTCGTAATGTACATTGATGGCATCCCTTCATATATGATCAAAAAAGCTGATGCTCCAGGTATCACTTTAAATGAGATCAAAATCGACCATATCAACGTTTACCGTAAGATCAAAGGTAAAGCTGAGTGGAAAGATATCAGTTTATCATTGTACAACCCAATCAGTCCATCGGGCCAAGAAGCTATTATGGAATGGGTACGTTTACACCATGAATCAGTTACCGGTAGAAACGGTTACTCTGACTTTTACAAGAAAGATATCAATTTATCAATCTTGGGTCCAGTTGGTGATATCGTATCTGAGTGGATCTGCAAGGGCGCTTTCATCAAAGAAGCAAACTTCGGAACTTACGACTGGTCTACTTCAGATCCTACCGAATTGACTTTAAGTCTTGGTATGGACTACGCTATCTTGAACTTCTAGTATACTAATAACATACAATATAAGAAAGGCCGCTTCACTGCGGTCTTTTTTTGTTCCCGGAAATTTGAATGGGGTATATTTATAAATAAAATACATAGTTTATGGCAGAAAAGTTTCAGGTTCCTACCGAAATGATCGATCTACCTTCAAAAGGCTTGATCTACCCAAAAGAAAATCCTGCATCGTCAGGACAAATTGAATTAAAGTACATGACAGCTAGAGAGGAAGACATTCTCACCAACGCTAACCTGCTACGTCAGGGTTTGGCTATTGAGAACATGCTTAAATCTCTTATTAAAACTCCAATAAAGTATGAGGATCTGCTTCTGGGCGATCGCAATGCGCTTCTTATAGCCGCTCGTATATTGGCTTACGGTAAAGATTACTCTTTTGACTACTACAATCCTGCAACAGGCGAGGTAGAGACCGTTATTGGTAATTTACAGTCTGTTGGATACAAGAATGTAGACGTTAGCGAATTGAACGAAAAGAACGAATACGCTTTCGAATTACCAACTACAAAGAACGTTATTACATTCAAATTACTTACAATTGCAGACGACAAGAAGATCGACGAAGAAGTAAAAGGTTTGAAAAAGAATTTGGGAGACGCAGCACCCGGTTTGTTGACTACCAAATTAAAGCATCAAATTACTTCGGTTAACGGAGATTATTCAACAAAGACCATCAGAGAGTTCATCGACAGTGGTGCCCTACTTTCAATAGATTCTATGCCGTTAAGACGTTATATGGATTCTATGACTCCGGACATCGATAGTCAGATCACTTTCACTACAAAAGGTGGAGAGGAGGTCACATCTGACATGCCAATGACGGCGGAATTCTTTTTTCCCGGGAGCGGAATATAGGTCAATATTCATGACCGAGGTTTTTGATCTCGTATATCATGGTGGTGGTGGTTTTACTTACAATGAAGTTTGGCAAATGGATGTGCCTAAGCGTCGTTTCAATATTAAAAAGATCAACGAACACTTAGAAAGACAGCGCCAAATGCAAGAAGATAACGATAAAGTCCTCACAAACAAGACAGATAACTCAAAAGTAGTCATACCAGAGTTTGCCAAGCAAAAGTCTGAAGATAAGCCCACGTTTGTATCTAAGGTAAAACCAAAGGCTTAAATATTTATTTTTAGTTAACAATCAATATGGCAGATCCTAATAACCCAAATCCAGGTCCTGACGCAGCGACATCAGCCAGAGCAGCAGACGCTGCCAGAGATATAAGAGAGACCTTTAGACAGATCTTAAGGGACGGTAATGACTTTAATGATATCATCAAAGATCAGGTCAGAGAGTTAGGCAAGTTAACTACGCACTACAATAAGGTTAGAGCTTCTATAGACGGGTTTAGAACCTCTAGTTTGGATATTAAGAGAATTCAACAAGACATAAACAAAACAAAGTCTCAAGAATTTGTTCAAGCTTCTAAGATATTAGAAACTGAATTAAAATTAAAAATTGCTGGAGAACAACAATTTAAGGGTGCAGAAAAATATTTGGGGATTCTTTCTGAAAAAGAACAAAAAGAAGAACAAATAAGAAGAGCCGCCGAGAGAGGGGACAGAAACGCAATAACTTCTCTAAAGACAGAATTGGACGAAATAGAAGGAAGAGTTGCCGCAGAAGCAGAAATGTTAACGCCTCTTCAAGGAGAATACATTGCTAGAAAAAAGAGTCAAGAAGTACTTAAACTAACAACTAAAGAATTAGAACAACAATTAATCAAAGAAAAAGAGATTAAGAGTTCTATAGGTCTTACAGGTGTTGCTTTTGAAAATTTTTCTAAAAAA